CGTCTCTTGTTCAGAACGCGCAACGACCGGCGAAGACGTTCGTCCTGCCGGTCGTTGTGCCCTGGATGTTCCTAGGGTGTTCTTCGTCAGTCGTCGCTCTCGAGCTCTTTCATGGCATCATCGAGAGCCTTGCGACTTGCGGCAGGCGGATCCGCATCCTTGGACTTGGTTGTGGTTGCATCCTTGCTGGCCGACGTCCTCGTGACATCATTCGCGATTGCATCGAGAGCGTCGGGCCCACCGCCGCCGCGAGTCGTGCCCTCGGTGGTGTCGGACGACGCGGTCCCAGGCCCGGTCGCGAGCCACTTATCGAGCTTCTGCTTGATGGCCTCGGGAGACTCGAGCGTGTAGTAGTCCTTGAGGGACGGACGAGAATCGAGCCACTTCTTCGCCTGATCGGCGTTGTCGCTCAGCTTCTTCGGCTTGATCGTCTTGTCGACGCTGTAGGCCAGCATCTTCTTGCCGTTCCAGACTCGATCGGTCTCGGTGACCGTGATCTTGATGTCGAGGCCCTTGTCCGGGTTGGTCCAGTCGTCGATGCCCATGTCCTCGATGATCTCGGTGTCGAGGAAGTACGAGAGCAGCTTCGTGTGGATCGCCTGACCATCACGACCACCCGGCAGCTTCCACACCTGGACGCCGCGCTCTTCCTTGCCGCGGAGCACGAACGCAACGTACGTCTGGCCGCCGGCACGAAGCTTCTTGGCGATCGCCTTGTCGGCTTCGTCGCCCTTCCAGAGCGCGGTCAGAACCTCATCGATCGGATCCGGGAGACCAAACTGCTTGGGGGCAGCGATCTGCTGCCAATCCTTGCCCTGGCCCAGATTGTAGAACCACAGGGTCGGGAAGATCTCACCCTCAGGCAGGTTGTCGTTCGGATTCCACGCAAGCACGCGGATCCGGTACTCACCGACCTCTGGCTTCCAGAACTTGCTGCCACCGCCCAGGGCTGCCATCTTCTTGCGGATTGCATCGAGATTCACGGACATGATTTTTCTCCTTGACTCTTTCTTCTTGCTTCAGCGCTTGTGACTCGTTCGAACCATCAGAATTTAGTCTTTTCTCAGCGTTGTGTGTAGGGCCCGTCAATTCTTTTTTCGTGCACGACGACGCCTACGCTTCGAAGAACGCATGCCAAATCCCCTGGGCTCAACCCATCCCGGACCACCCTCACCTGGAGTACCCCAGGCACCCGCAGTGGTTCCCATTGCAGCAGTCGCCCCTGAAGCTTCAGCGATCTCATCGGACGTGATGATCTCTACGATACAACAACGTAGAAGCGCTTCCCTAAAGAGCTGCCGACGCCATCTCTTCACAAGAACATCGCGTTCTTCGCGGGACATTCGGGACCACTCGAACTTCATCCGTGATCTGCGTTCCGGACCTGCAATCGCCGCGACAGCACCTGACCACTCCTTGGGCGGACCAAACATTACAAGATCCTGCCGCGCACTACGCATGTTTTATGTATGCAGAGCTAGGCATTGCGATTCAATCGCGGGAATCAGATGAACAGTTTGCCTTTTCCCACCGTGTCGTGAGCAAGACGGCCTGATGAACCAGGATTGCGAGGTCAACATGCACGCATCGTACCCAGGCACGCGCGGTGGTATTCATTCGTCACACCGCATGAGAACCTCGGCCTTGAGTGGGAACGCGACGTCGTACCCTGGGACCTTGACGTCGCGGACGCGCTCGACCCGCTCGAGGTCTGAGAGCGGGACGTCGAGGAAGAGCGCGTCGTGCAGCACGAATAGGGGTCGCACCCTGGGCGCCTCGTTCGCGAGTCTGTCTGTGATCCGCGAGAAGCCCATAAGGGAGACGTCGACACCTGTCGACTGCACGAAATGACTGAGCAATAGCGAATCTGACACTGTCTCGTGTCCATCAAGAAGCAATGGCCGTCCGTACGCGTTCCTGAGTACCCCTTGTTCACTCCGCAGTTGTGTCAGAGCAGCACCGAGACGTCCAAATCCGAAGTACTCGCTGATGCGGGCGATGAATGTATCGACCTCAGGCCCGTCGGACCCGAGGCGCTCCGCGGTCGACGCCCGTCCCGCCCCAAACAGGAGCGACAACACGCACGTCTTGACAGCGGACCGCGCGACCCGACCATCAAACTGCTCGTATGCGATCGCGCCGTACAGGTCGGGTTCCGTGCACGAACGTCCTGCCCCGTGGAGCACGACCCGGGCCTCGAGGGCCGCGAAGTCGAGTATCACGATCACACCCTTAGCTCCGTGAGCGCTTGTGATCACGCGGCGCAGGTCCTTCCTCACGGTCAGAATCTGCGGTCCGCTCACGACCGTAGGACGACCCGTTGCCGTCGTGAGCCGATCGTATACAATCGGTGCAGCCCGACCGTCCGCGAGCGGCGCAAACGATGCCAACGCCGACTTCACGGACTCGCTCTGCTCCTGTGTGTGCAACCGCTCCACGAGCTGCCCGTCTATGCAAGCCCTCTCGAGGCGCCCTAAGACCCGTGCACCATCCGCCCACGAGGTTGCCAGATAATCTAGCGTAAGCTCGTCGATGGCTTCATTGGCAGAATTGATGATGTTCTTCACGAATGCAGTGTGATCGCGGCGCGGCATGACGTATGACCACGGCACACGGACCCCCTGCGCACCACGAAGCACGGTGGAGACCGCACGCTGCCACCGATCACCAGGTGAAAGGTCGAACCGCCGACCGCGGAGCGTCAACATCGTGTCGAAGCACTGGACCGGAGCAGGCTTGTGCGACCCGGTCATGTGCCACGCGCCCTCGGGCACCGTGCTCACCCAAGCGCACGATTCAGTACCCTCACACGCTAGGTGATCTGGTGTGCCGAGCACCGTACGGTCGACGCATAGCTGCACGTGGTGATTGTAGCACCCGTGCCTAGGCGATTACACGGGATGGGTGCTCAGAACCCTTCCATCTTCGTGACAGCGAGATGGAGGTCGTGAATCATCTTCATAGTCGAGCGTCCGAGAGGGCTCCTGCCACTCTCAGACTCCAGCACCTGCACTGCTGTGAGCGCAGAGCCGAGGTTGTCGATCGCTTCACGCCAGGCAACAGACGAAGATGCAGCTTGTATTTCCTCACGGATGAGAGTTCGTAGTCTGCCGCTCGACAGTTTGATCATGCCTCTACATATCCGACCGCATCACGACGCCTTCCTGAAGTAGTCGATCACGTTGGGGGCGCCCTCATATTTCGAGTACGCATCGTAGTACGTCATCGTCCACGCGGTCTCGAACTTACCGGGCTGCAGCGTGTGTGTGAGGCCCGTCAGGATGTACAGGTTGTCGGCCGTCGTGCCTGTGCCGAAGTCGACGAAAAAGAGCTGACCTAGGTTGACGAGCGGACACCCAATCGTTGGCATCGTCAGCGATGCAGGGATGATCCTGAGAGGTAGACCCGCGACGCCTGCTCCGTTGGGTGATGTCGTGTTCTGCTTGCCCGCGCGCTGCATGTGGACCGTGCTCAAGAGCGGGTCCTGCTTCGACGCGAGCTCGGCGCTGATCACGGAACTGGCGTTCGCGCCGTACACGATCGTCGGCACCAGCTTTGACACGACGTCCTTGATCTGCTGGTTGGACCCGATCCGCGTGAGCTTCACCGCACCCGTTCGCCCGTCCTGTGTCACATCGGACCCCGGACTCCCGGTACCATCGAGGTACCCCTTGAGCGCGGTCAGGGAGCTCGCGGCGCCTGGATCTCCTAGCTTTCGGGCTGCGTCCTGTGATGCAAGCTCGATGAATGTGCTGCCGTCCTCAGACTTCAGGAGCAGGGCAGGCACTCGGTACGGATTGAGCTGCTTATCATACACGTGGACCCGGAGGATCCGCCTCGAGTGTCCGGCACGTGGATCACCCACGGTGCCGTCGTCCCGTGCCGACAGTGACAGTGTCAGCGCCGCGTATGCGTCGGCCTCGCCCTCCCTGGACGCAGCCTCAGGCAGGGCCTCCACGTACACCTCGATCGCAGGCTTCTTGAAGGGTCCCAATCGGGCGCTCTGCGCTGACAACGCGCTCTCGTAATCGCCCTGCATCTTCTTCGACACCTGCGGTTCCCTGTTCTTTGGATCATACGGCTCGAAGTACTTGCGGAGGCCGTACCCGATCGCGCGGGGATCATCGACCTGGGCGCTGACAACGACACCCATGAACTCCTCGATCGTGAGACTCTCACTGCCTCGGCGCTGGATGTGCTCCTTGTATTGATCCAAGAACACTGGTACATCGATCGGGAATTCACCGATGTTAGCGCCAGCAAGACCGCCTGCCTGATCGTTGAACGCGTAGAAGAAGATCTGCACCTCATCGATCGATCCGAGGGAGAGCATGGGCTGGACCATGAAGACCGCAAACAACTTCGCGAGCGATACAGTGCGACGGCGGACAATCGCAGTCTTCGCCTCAGGCTCCGTGTTGTAGTCGTCGATGAGCTTGCCTAGAGGACCGCCTGGGACCTTGTCGCTCGTGGGTAGGAACGGATCAGCACCTGCTGTGATCTCGTCGAATTTCCGTTTGATCGCAGCTGTAGTTGTGTTCTCGAGCCGGGACTTGAAGTCGAACTTGCCTGCGTTGTCGGCTGAGTACAGCTTCTTAAGTGCCGCCGTCAGGTCGTCCGCCGCACCTTGGTCGATCCGGGCATCCTTGTCAGTCAAGCTCTTCCGGAGACGCGTGATCGCGCTCCGGACATCGGCTGCTTTCAGGTCCGGAAACTCTCCGCGTTCAGCGGCGTCCAGGATCTGGAACGGCCTGATCTCCCGGCTGACACCCTCCGGAGCGTCGAGCCGGAGCTGCTTCCTGTATCGCGAAACGTCGGCCGCGAGCTGTTGGATCTCCCTGAGCACGGTGACGGGCCCATCCGGGCTCTCGGAGACCTTGATAGTCCTGAGCTCACTCACACCCCGGGTGAAGAGCTCCAGATTGACCGTCACCTGTCCCGCCGCCTCGAACTTGAACGAGGAGTTGATGATGCCGTACGCCTCACGCACCAGCATGGTCGAGTTGATGAAGACCGCGTACGGATCATCGGGTGCGATCGGGTGACGGAGCCCGTACGTGGCCCACACGGTGGTCCGCGTGAACACGTCAGGCTTGATCAGATCGCTGATCTCGGCGAGGCGCGACCGGTCATGCAGCTTGAGCGTCATACGCGCGGTCTTGTACGTGTACATGCCCACCGTGGGCTTGATCGACACCTCGAACGACTCCAGCGACGCGAAGGGTCGCATGGGATCGACGACAGGTGAGTACCTCATCCCGTCCGTGCCTGCGGTGACAGGTGCCGTGTTGACCAGGGTCTGTGGGCTCGTGAACATCTCCATGCCCGCGAAATCGAGCTCGGTACCATCACGTTGGACTCGACGGGCATCCACCATCGCCCTGTCCGGCGACGTCATGTCGTCCACCTTCGGGGCCCCGAGCAGGAACTTGAGCAGTCCGGGGGTCTGGAGCTGCGAGCTCACAGGTCGGTCGAACTGAAACTCAACATCGAGGTACGGGACGCACCTAGACAAGGTCAGGGTCGGGATCCCACCCAGGAACAGCTCAACCTTGCCGGCATCCCTGACCGCGGGCGTGATCCTGGGGGAGTCGCTCAGGATGAACGTGACGTCCTTGCCGGGTGGCAGGGTCACGCCCCGACCGATCACATCGCCCATCGTTGTCGAATCGACCTGCGTCCCGTTCACGTGAGCGCGCTTGCGTTCAGGCGGGGTGCCGTCGACATACCCCACAGTGCTATAGAACCCGATCAGGTCGAAGAACTGTTGCCTGACGTCTGCGGGCGCGCCCTGGACGAGCTGACTCAGACGCTCCTTGAGCTTCGCGGCTGATAGGACTCCACGAGCATCGGTCGCAAGCAGGGTCTCGAGCAGGATCGAAGCGAGTCCCTGATCAACCGCCTTATCACGCGTGAAGCGCACTGACCCTGCCAGATCTGACGGGCCGAGCATGCGAAAAATTCCCTCGAGTCTGCTGAAATCCTCGGCCATCAGCGATCTCTTTCACGACGAATGGTGGCGCGTAGGCGCACACCTGCATCCGCCGCTGTCATGTCGAGGTACGTCGAATCCTCACCTGACAGGCGCAGGAACGTCGTCGACGCGGGTTGCATCTCACCGCCTGCACCACGCAAGAGCTCTGCATCGTCGAACTCAACCCAGTATCCAGGAGTACCACCCTGCGAGCTCGGAATGTGCCCGTCGATCCAACCCCTGCGACGCTTGCCCTGCCCATAGTCCACGATCACACGTGTGCCAGTCGGAATGCGACCCGATGGTGTAGGAGACCGTGCATGTAGTGCCTCATGCACCATTCGCCTGATGTCTCTCAGCGTGATCTTCATCGTGGTACTTCGTCTCTGATTCGGCAGACGGTCGTGACGCCGATACCGTACTTCTTCGCTTGCGACTTCAGCGTTGCGCCTGCCGCGAGGGCGACCTTGATCTCAGCACGTTGTTCCTCGGAGACGTGCAAGTTCGATGCCCTGCTCTTCGCCCGCGTCTCAGCAGACACAGGACGACCCACCAGCATTCGACTCGCAACCTCGCTGAGGTGTCGCCGCTCAGCATCAGTGAAGACGTGCGGCTGTCGATTCTCGCGCATCTTCTGTCGCGATTCATCCGTGTGTTTTCGTCCAGTGTTCGCCCGACGCGCTGCATCCCAATATGTCTGTGAGACTTTGATCTCACCACGAGCACCACGAGCCTGCTGCGCCTCGCTCATGTGCTGACGCATTTCGTCAGATCGCTTTTGACCCGTGTGAGCCGCCCCGATCGCGGCGCGATGTTCGGTGGAAAGCGGACGACCCCTGAGGGTTCGACTGATCTTCTGTCTTGTCAGTTCGCATGGTCCCTCACCGCCGTTTGTCATGTTGTATCCACCAGGCCACACTGTGCCCAACGATGCAATGTGTGCACGCTCTGATACGTTGAGTTCGTCTTTCGATTCACATTCGCACAGAATGCGTTTTTGGAAACTCTCAGGTCCGTGCTCTCTGATTGCCCTGCAAAGCACCCAGTCGATGTTCTTTCTCAGGGCGCCGTAGCAGTGTCCACTCCAACGTTTGTCGAGTGTCGTTGTCGTCTGCCCGATGTATCGAAGTCCGGTCTTGACACATACGAGTTCATACACAATGCCGTATGCCATCCACCCTAAGTATGGTCAGATCAACTCAAGACACCAGGTTCAGAACGTCGCCCAGGGCTGGGATCTTGATCACAGTGCCAGCTGGAAGCTGTAGACCCCACCCAATGTCACTCGCGGCCGCGAGGATCCACCAGTACCTGCCGTCGCCGTACACGGACCCCGCGATCGTATCGAGCCGGTCGATGCCCTTGAGCGTGATGGTCTTGACAGGGATCGCGCCCGACCTGACGGCAGACCTGACGGCGTTAGTCGCCTGCGACGTGCCGAACTGCGCGCCGAACCCCAGGACGGGTGCCCTCGTGTACCTGCTCGCGGCCGGCATCAGCTCGTCTTCCCTTCCGTGACATCGTCGCCACCGCGCATGAACGTGCCCACAGGGTAGATGGGTGCCCTGTTCGCCCCCATGTGGTCAAGGCCGGGGGAAATGTCGTGGATCGGCGAGAACGCGATCGTGACCTTGCACATGATGGGTGCAGTGCGCCCTGGAGCGGTGTCCCACGTTACCTTGTCGTACCAGTCGAAGTTCATGGAATCGATCTTGCCTGCCAGGCCCTTGCCACCCGCGGACCTGAACGACCGCACGATCGCGTTACTGTCTGGGCTCAGAAAGTCCGCGAGCTTCTGCGGACCCTCGTCTGAGTTTCCACCTGGGTCGAGCTCGGACAGGATCTTCGCACGAGTCTCCTCAGTCGGATCCAGCGCGGCCGCAGGCACGATGTAGCTGCCGCCTGCATAACGCATGATCTTTCTGTCAGGATCGTCGTGTTGTGCCGCGACGCTGGCGTAGATCTTCGGGAACTGCTGGAACAACGAATCCGGGATGCTCACCTTGACAATGATGCGACCGTCGCCACTTGGGTGATCCATCACATAGTTCGCGACGAAGAATTCGCTCAGGGCACTCAAGTCCAAGACGGGCGCTTGCTTGGGACCTCCTGACAGCAGGGATGCGTCGATCGATGCATCGCTCTGCGAGTACGCGCCGGGTTTGAGCCGGAACGTGTACCGCGGATCCCGTTTGGCGGCTGCGAGCTTAGAAGCGTAGTTACCGGGTCGGTCACGCGACACGATGTCGGTACCGTCGAGGCGCATGCCTGGTGCCCCTAGACCGAACAGCCGTGCAAGAGCGAATCGTGTGTAGTTGGACCGCAGCAGATCACCCAGACGGATTCGGATGATCGGGCTGGCCGAGATGAGCTGGCTGAATGGCTGCGTGAACCTGTAGTCCCCTGCAGGAGATGTCGTGAGTGTCTTGCCGGCCGAATATTGCGGATAAACGAGGGTGACGAGCTTGTTGATCTTCACCCACATCTCGTCGAAATCGGCAGGACTCGTGGACGCGACGTAGAAGCTCAATCCGATCTTCCGCCGTGTGTTCTTGTATGAGCTCACGGGGTCGACACGACCGAAGCCCTCGGTCTCCTCCCAGCTCGTCGTGTAGTCATCGCTCAGGGACGCGAGGAACGCGTGGAACGAGATGATCTCGTTCGTGCGCAGGTCCTTGAAGTAGAACGGGACGTACTCCGCGTCCAGCTGCCGCTCCATCGCCATCGAGTCTTCGATCGGGATCCGAGGACCGCCCGTCTTCTGCTCGTCCGCCGTCAGAGCGTAGTGTTCGGTGAGTGACTTGTCCTCGAGCTCGTCTAGACCGCTCCTAAACCCGCCCAGGTTGCCACCACGTAGCATCGCACCATCCAGACCCTTAGGCAGCAGGTACAGGGTGGGGGTCCTGTTCGACGCCCACGCAAGTTTCAAAGAGTCCCTGAGCCTACTCTTCGAGACCGCAGCCGTGATGTCATCCGAGAATGAATCCATCGTCGACGTTCGTGTCGTGCCACCGACCTGGGTATCGAGGATCTTCTCGTCATGCGACAGAATCTGATCCCCCAGCTGCGCAAAAACATTCAAGGCCGCGATCAGACGTGATGACCGGATGACATCGACCAGACCGATCACCTGCTTCACGACGTCGATCGGAGTGCCACCGATCGCCTTGAGCTCGTCTACCAGCAGGATCCCTGATCGCAAGATGGTCCGTGCCACGACCGAGTAGAACCCAGGTGATCCGAGCGCACCCTTGAGCGCCGACTTTGCAACTGACGATACCGTTCCGTCATCGATTCCGAAAAATGCATTTGTGCCAACCTTGAGGGCGCTCATGAACGGGTAAATGGTACCCCGGACCCCGAAGAACGCACCGATGTCAAGCGGAATCGGTGGGGTCATATTGGGATCGCCCCTGGGCTCCAGCGTGTACCGGCCCAGGGCATACCGACCCAGGGTATCCTTGGACGCAGCCCTGGGCGGGGGTTTACCTGACGTCAAGAGCGTGCTCAAACCATTGATCAGGAGCACGATGCCGGCCCCCAGAGATAGGGCGAGCGCGTACATACCCACGGCTGCGATGCCTGAATACGGATCCGCGATGTTGTTGAGGGTGCCCCATGACGCGTCCACCACATTGAGTGATTCGTTCGATTCTTCCTTGGTGAGATCGCTGATCACGTCTCGTGCCCGGAGCATCGAGTCTGTCACACGGACCACACCCAGTTGTGCGGCAGACGGGATCAGGGCCGCGACCGTGGACGCACGGCCGTTTGGATCATTGCCTGGTTCACCAGATGTAAGCTCTCTGGATGCTCGGGCGCTGAGCGACGCGCCCACGGTTGCAAGACGACCGGGGCTGAGCTCGGTCGCGTTCGACGTCAGGTTGCCTGCAAACTCGAGTTTGCCTCCATGGTACCGCATGGGACGTGGGAGACCGTCGAGGCCCAGGGTCGGGAGCACTGTTCGATCAAGGTCGTACGTTGTGCTCGTGAATCTGTTGTGCCGCAGCACATTCGACGTGTATGCGTCGACCACACCGCTCGGATCTCTGAGCAGTGTATTGCCGTTCAGCTTTGCGTCCGACCGCGCGCCCTTCCGGAAGCCTGCGTCGACCAGCGGCTTCACGTCGTCGCTTAGGGTCTGGAGTCCGTCGTCGTTTCGGCGCTGCGTGAACCGTGATGCGTTCGTCGCGTCCGTGATCTGCGACGGGTAACCCTCAACCTCAGTGGTCGTCTCTGGAGGGTACGCCCCGTTACGCTCGATCGGATAGTGGTTAGGGCGGTGTGCGGACCCCTGCTTGCCCGTCGTCAAATCGCTCAAAAACTGTGACAGGGTCAACTTTGTCGGTTTTGAGAGATCTTTTCCGGTGGTGTCCTCGGTCGAGACGGGTGGTGTACCGCTCGAACCTGCAGGCAGGGCACCGCCCTGGGCATCGGGGACACCGACGTCGTATGTGTACTCGGCATCACCCAGTTTGAACGACATGCGACCTCAATGATTAGGTACGCATCTGGCCCAGCTCACGGAGGAGCAGTGTCATCGCGTCCGGGTCCTCGGTCGCCCGTGTGATGTGACCCAAGGCACCCGACACGGCGACCTCGATTGACGTGACGAACGCTTCAGCACTCTCACGTGCAACCGGGTCTTCGATGTCGTCCAGAGCAGCTCGGGACTCAGCGACGCTTCCCATTGTCCTCATTGGACGGATGGTACGGCGTGTCAGCCTTCCCAGATTTTCTTGCCGAGCTCGGCTGGTGTGATCTCGACGAAACCATCCTCAGAATCGTTGAAGTGCAGACCCGCGGGCAGTGCGGGCGATTCATCGCCCGCACTGACGTAGTAGGCACCCATCGAGCTTCCGACGGGATCGACGGCTGCCGCAGTATAGATCTCGCCCTCTTCGCCCTCGTACGATTCCTCGAAGGACAGCTCGTTCCGCTCCGCGAACTCTCTCACGGCAGCGATCGACGCTTCATCGTTTTCGAGAGCGTCACCGGCGTCGCCGTCACCACCAAGCATCTGGTAGATCGAACGCAGTTCATCGAGCGCCATCTCGAGGTAGTCGGAGGTGCCCATGCCCTCTTTCTGATCATGACCATCAGGCAAGCGTGCGTCTGTGAGGTACTGCACCATCATAGACATGTCGTCACTAGTGATGCCTTGTGATGTCAGAGCAGCAAGAAGAGCCCGCCATTTTGGCATGCCACCTTTTGTCTTGTAGGCCGCGTCAGACACTACTTTTTCGGCATCATCGAGTGTGGGCAACATCGGCGCAACCTTAGGCTTCGCCTCCACAAGCCGTCCAACCTCTTCGCTGATCACACCACGGAGCTGTCTGACACTGATTCGCATGGTCATTACATATCATGCGAGGGCAACATACCACACAGCGTTAAGCGTCACTCGATCAGTGCGGGGCTGGGTGCGCTTGGGTTGCCTGGGATGGGGGTGGGCTTGGACGACCCATCGTACGACGCGTTGTTGAGCCGGTCACGGATGACGCTCGACTTGCGTTGGATGATGACGCGCTCGACCTCGTCCGCGCGCATGGTCACGGTCAGGTCGATCTGGACCACCACGTTCTTATTCGTGACCGTGTACTTGGCGCTGCCGCCCAGACCCACCGCCTTCGCCACATTCGACAGCTTCGCGGCGACGTTGAGCTTGGCGACGTTGCCATCACTCAGAGCCGCGTCGAGCTTGTTCGCGGCATTCACCATGTCGGTCACCGCCCGCAGGGCGGGTGCGATTCCACCCACAGCCAGAGTCTTCGCGGCCGCCGACAGGAATCCGCCATACGCAGCGAGGTCCACCACGATCGCGTCGAGCCGTGGACCGGGTAGAGCCGGACCCTCCGCCTGCGTGATCGCCTGCATGGCCTGCGCAAGCTTGGGCACCTCTGACAGCACCGTCAGGATGCCGCGGGTCGCCTCGAGGCGTGCCCCGAAGTCCTTCGAGCTCGGCACCTGCCCGATCACCTTCGTGACGCCTGAGATCAGGGACGGGAATGCGTCACCCAGCTGCATGAGCATGTCACCCAAACCTGCTGCAGACGCGGCGACAGTGGTGACGACGCCCTTATCAACCGTCAATGTGGTTGAACTCGCGGACGCCTTCGAGATCTCGGCAAGGCTACCCACCAAACCTGTGACGAGACCAAATGCGGTCGACACTGACTTGAAGCGGTCGATGTCGCCCGGGTTCAACGTCGCAGATGCGGAGATGATGTCCTTGATGACCGTACCCGTGATGACAGGAAGCAGGTCCTTGATCTTACCGAGCAGGACGCCCGTCAGGTTCACGAAGCCCTCTGAGTCGAACTTCTTGATCTCTGATTCGGCCCCGCCGAACAGGTGCTGCGTGCCCCGGGCGGTCTCCACGAACATCTTCATGACGTCGGGACCGGGCATCGCAGCCTTGATCAAGGTCGACACAGCGCCCAGGACGGATGACGCGGCCTGGACTCCTGCCAGGCGCTCCTTTGGAATGTCGATCTTGCTGAACTCGATCACCAACCCCTTGACGACGTCGACCACCTTGCCGATGTGGCCCGTCATCAACCCAGCGTAATACGCAACGTCTGTTGCGATCTGTTGGAACTGGTCCCCGCCTGACATCTGCTGGATGAAGTCGGTCGCAGCTGAGTAGTACTCGGGCGGTGGCACGATCGCGGTAAGCATGCCTGCAAGCCCCACCATGGTCTCTCCGAATACCTTCGCACCCTCGACGCTCTGGGTAGGCAAGGCAGCGAGCTTCACCACGATGTTCTTCACGGTATCCATGATGCCGAGCAGGCCGCCGTGACCGTCCCGCCCTTTGATCATGGTCTCGACAAGACGTGTAATGCTGTCGATGTTGTCGACGAACGAGGGTCCTGCGCCCGTGATCATCTCCAGAAATGTGGGCCTCGCAAGCTCTGCAAGCTTCACGAATGTATCAGCGAATGACTGGAGAGACCTAAGAATGCCTAGGAACGCGTCAGATTTCGTCTGGAAGCTTGAATCGATCTTGAGGGTTGAGATGGTCTTGACGATCTCGGACGTCACAGACGCCATCGATCCCACTGCAGTGGAGATGACTGCGAACCCACCCGCCGCAAGGGCGCCAATGATCAGACCGTGTGGACCTGCCACGAGTGTACCGATCGCGACTGATGCCAACAGCAATGGCACCATGCCGAGAAACACGCCCGTCATCTTGAGCATGATGTCGCCCGACGCTCGAAGCTGTTCAGGTGCGACACCATCGAGGGTTCGACTCACGAGGTATGAGACGCCGCCCATCAGGCCTGCCAGCAAGCCAATCACGACGCCGCCTTTGAGCACCTCGGCAGGCTTACCGATCCGCTGCGCGAGCTTGATCGCGGCCAAGAGCGGGATCGACACCAGCACCATCTCACCCATCGCGACCATCGCAGCGGTCGATCGCCTGATGTCGAGATCACCCAAGACGTCAACAATCTTCTTGACGCTGTAGGCGAGCATGACACCGCCCACCGCGATCGCACCTGCGATCGCGATCAGCTTCAGACCCAGTTTGACTGCGTCCTGGACACCCCAGCCGGATCCAGCCTTGATCGCGCTGCCAGCGGCCTTCGTCTGGGCACCGGCTGTGTTTAGGACGTCGGCGCCTGTTGTCGCGGTCGCCCCTTGAGGTACCTTCGCTGCGGCTGAGTTGACGCCTGCGGTCTGTCGTGCAATCTGCTCGAGCAGCTTCTTCGAGCCGCCGCCTGCAAACGTCTGCGCGGCGGATCCGACCAACGTGTGTGTGCCAGCTGCGATCAGCGCTCGGCCCAGGGCCGGCCCAAAGAGGACGCCTGCGAGGATGGGCCATGCAGGCTTGACCACCGCCATGAACTCGCTCGACCCGAGGAACGCGACCACACGCTTACCCAGGATTCGCAGCAGATCGACTGCGGCCGCCGAAAACTTCGGCCATGCGTCTGCGAGAGAAGCGATGATGGGTCCGATGAAGCGACCCACAAACCCTGCCCCCTCACCCACGACCCCGCCGAGGCCCGGAAGTTTCGTCTTGCCTGTCAACAGGTCAATCGCGATCTTGATACCGTCTGTAACCTGGTCGGTGATCCACCCAATACCACCTGCGATCGCCTTGCCAATCGCAGTCGTGATCTTCTCGAACCCGCCCAAGAGCCGTCGACCCGCAGGCGACTCCTTGTCGAAGAAGTCAAAGAAGCTCTTCCTGAGCCGACGCATCAAACCCTCGAATGATGCTTTGCCATTGGGTGCAGTGAGGTCGCTAAAGAATGCCTCGAATGTGACCCTGACATCCTTCGCGAGCCCACGGAACTTCGCAGGCTTGAAGAAATCGGCAAGGCCACCCAAGAGATCCTTGACACCTGGGAAGATCTGGACGAATGTTCGACCGAGCTTGACACCCTCCATGTAGACAGTGTGGAGCGCGATCCGGATGTTCATCATGATCTGCCAGAACTCCCGCGAGCCCTGGACGCCTCCGAGGAAGCCCTTGATGAACATGTCGAAGAAGCCGCCCTGCATGGCCTGACCGCTCCGGACCAGACGCTCGATCGCGTCTGACAGCTTAGCCATCGCCTCAGCCTGTGTCAGCTGCTTCTGCTCGACTTCTCCGCTCTTCTTTTTGATGTCAGTGAGGGACGTCCCCTGGTTCTTCAGGGAGAACACCATCTTCGCAGTCGCCTCGTCGAGGCCTGTCGTCTGCGACAGCAGTTTCAACTGCTGCCTTGTCATGTTAGCCGTGTCGACACCGGCACCAGCAAGCTGCTTCCGAAGCAGCTCCACTTGTGTGGCCGGGTCTTGCGCATTCATGAGTTCGAACGAATCGACCATGACGCCGAATGACTGACCCAGCTTCGCTGCATTCTCAGCAGCAGAATCGAAGGTCTCGAACGCGTCCAGAGTGCCTGTGATCTTCTCGAGTTCGATCCCAAGTTTCCGTGCATACACGGACGCCTGTGCAATCTCCTTGACTGTGGCACCGGCGAAGTGCTTGACGTCGGCGAATGCCTTGCCCATGTCACGCGAAATCAGCTTCGAATCGATCCCAAATGCCTTGCCGAGTTCAAGCGCGTACTTGGTGTTCTCCTTCAAGAACGTCGCGAGCTTGTGACCCGTCGAGATCGCGTACGATGCCATGTCACGCATCAACTCATTCGACAGGCCCAGTCCCTTCTGGTACGCGAGCAGCGCCCCGCCGTTGTCCCTGAACTCGTCCACAAGCAGGTTGAACGCAGGGCCCATCGTGACCGCGAGCTCACGG